AACTATATCTGGAACTACTGCAACTTTTAATATTGGAACATTAAATATATCAAACAATATAGATGCAACAATAACATTAACTGATTCAAGAGGCTTAACAGCAGTAAACACATTACCAATAACAATATTAGAATATAGTCAACCTAGTGCAATAATATCATTAGCAAGAGAAAATAACTTCTATTCAACTACTAACATAAAAGTAGAAGCTAATTATTCAAGTCTAGATAGTCATAATGTAATAACAATAAAGACAAGATATAAAAAGACAACTGATGCTAATTATGGAGCATATGTAACATTAACAGATGGAGTTACAAGCCAATTAACATTAGATAACAATTATCAATGGGATGTACAAGTATTAGTACAAGATAGCATCTCAAGTACTACATATAATCTAACAGTTGATAAAGGTATTCCAATTGTATTCTTTGATAGAACATTAAGAAGTATGGGAGTTAATTGCTTCCCTATTCAAAGTAATACATTAGAATTAAATAATGTGGATCTAGCAAGAAATATAATGACAGTTTATTTAACAAGTGATTTTACTATACCTAACACAAACACAGCATATGATATAACAAATATGTCATTAGGAGAAAGTGTAGGGAATAAGTTGTCATTAGTAAATGGAAAGATAGTCATTGGAGATGGAGTATCTAAAGTAAAAGTAAGTTATACAGCTAAGACAGTAAGTGCTGCTAATACAACAAGAACATTTACTTATTTAATGCAAGATATAAATGGAACAGCAACAGTGATATCTCAGGAAGGGCATTGGTACGGAGGAACAAATTGGCAAGTTGTAAATACTTATGGACCTATAACATTAAATGTTAATCAAGGAGATGCTTTTTATTTAAGATGTTATGGATATAAGAATAATTACATATCTGGAGCAACAGGTTTTATGCCTACCATACTAACAGTAGAAGTAGTAGAATAGGAGGGAATTATGAGTGGAATTATCACAGCTTTAATATCTGGATTAAGTGTAGCAGTACCATCAATAATGGCTACTATCTTAACAAGTAAAGCTAACAATGAATTATTTGAGTATAAGATTAATGATTTAAAAGAAGATGTAAAAGTATTAAATGAGAAAGTACAAGTACATAATAACTTTGGAATAAAATTAGCAAAATTAGAAGAAAACATAACAAATATTCAAAGTGAAGTAAATGAATTAAAAAGGAAGTGATTCAATGAAAGAAAAACTTGCTAAACTAATTGATTTAAAGTCAATAGTAACTTTATGCTTAACAGGATTATTGATATATGGATCAATAACAAATAAATTTGATGCAAATGATGTAATGACTATTATAGTAATGGTATTCACATTTTATTTTGCAAAAAAAGATAAGGATGTGGAATAATGACATATAAAGAGTTTTATAAAAAGTATAATGGAAAATATACAGATTATGATGGCTATTATGGTTTTCAATGCTGGGATTTAGCACAAAGATATTTCACAGAAGTATTGAAACTTCCAGCAAGTGTATTATCTGGATGTGGACTTGTAAGTAATATGTTAAAAGGGGAGAAATATAAACTAATGTTAAAATATTTTGATGTAGTAAGTACTCCTAAACAAGGAGATGTTGCAATATGGGAATATGGACATATAGCAATATTTGACCATGCTAAAAATTACTTCTTTAGTCAAAATCCTAATCCATGTAGAGTAATACAAATCAATAGAGGAGGAGTACATTATTTTAGACTAAAACAAAAAGCAACTCCAAAACCTAGTGTAAAATACTATGCTAAATATACTGGGAAATCTGGATCTATAGTAGATGCTTTAAGAGCTATAGGAGCAGATAGTTCATTTAGTAATAGAAGAGCAATAGCTAAAGCAAATGGAATAACTGCATATGTAGGAAGTCCATCTCAAAATATAAAAATGCTTAATTTATTAAAGCAAGGAAAACTTATAAAAAGGCCATAAAAAAACTAGGAGAAATCCTAGTCTTTTTTATTTGCTTATAATTTCAATAGTATCTAATAAAACATCTTTATAATCATGTAAGTCATTTATATTTGACTTCCAAAAAACTCTATTCTTATTTTTTTCTGCATCAAACAATGGATCATCTATGTGTTTTTTTCTAATCTCAGTTGGCATTAATGTTTTAATCCATTTTGCTTTATCAGTATATTTGATTCTAAATAAGTCAAATTCTTTATATTTAATAGTAGAGTAGTCATCACATGGCTTAACATAATTGAATAATGATTTATCAACTCCTAAATCATCAATAATAGTATTAGCAGCTTCTTCTTCTGCTTCAACATGCTCATATTCTCTAGTTGCTCCTTGAATAGTTATTGGTATATCCATAAATGCCTCCTTTAATACATTATAACATATTATTATAGATAGTTAATGTAAAAGATGTTTCTAAAATAATCTATATCACACTTATAGACATCAATAAATGCCTTTTCTAGCTCTTTTTTGAGTTGCAAGTCTAATTCTCCATGTTTATGTAGAATTGCATGACAATGGGAGCATAAAGGTATAACACAGCCATATTTCATTGAGTTGATTCTATTATTGCCTCCAAAGACTTCATGAAGATGATGCTTAGGGGAGTGGCAAATATAACATTCCTCCAGATTATCAGTAACAATAGAATATCTATTTTTTTCTAATTTATTTAGTTTATAAGATTTGCTTTTCATATAACCTCCAAAGATTTTTAATGACAATTCTACAAAAGTATGATAAAATACTTCCCTATCAAAAGGGGAGGTGGAGTAGGAGTGATGCAAATAACATACCAAAAAAATGATGGAAGTATCATCTACAGATTAAGAAAAACAATGCTGCCATATGATATTGGAGATACTACATCTATGGGATGGAAAGTATTGAATATTGAATACAAATATAAAGACAAGTATTATCAAGGGTATCAATACTATATGTTAATAAGTAAAGATAGAGAGAGATACAAGAAAAAGCAACAAATCAAAAACTTCTGTATCAAAAGTACTAAATCCTTATTATATTATATAATATGGATATATATTATAAACCTTATTAATATATTATTAGGATAAGGATATGTAATTGCATTAACTACTTGAATAATAATAAAAAATTGACACTTAAAAAATTAAATTGTAAACTTTGTAAAAAAATCTTAAAATTATGTTGACTATTTCAATATGGATAGTATAATGGAATTATAAATGGTAAACAAAAAACTTTATAATTATGCCTTGAGAAGTTAACATAATATCAATTTCAAGTAGTTGAACACTCAAGGTAAATTACCTTGGGTGTTTTTTTGTTTACAGAAAGGAGATGCAATGAAGAAGATATTATATCCAAATCTAGTTGGAGAGATGGCTAAGCATGGAGATAATCAAAAGACAATAGCAAAAGTACTAGATATAACACATGCATCAGTCTGTAGAAGATTATCTGGAAAAAGTCAATGGACAATAGGAGATATTGAAACACTATGCAATTATTTTAACAAAGATTATTATGAATTATTTAAAAGAAATGACTAATTAAATTATATCAAAAAAAAGAATAAAAGAGAAATGAGGATGCAAAAATGAAAAAAATAAAAATGATATTTAGGATTATTGAATTACTACTAGGATTAGCTGGAATAGGATTTCTAATATGGGAATTTATATTCTTTACACTTGCTCCATTTTATAATGGTGGACATTTACCAAGTCTAACATACTTTGGATGTGGAGTTAATGCAGTAGTAGTTTTTTACTTAATGAGTTTAGAAGATCAATTAAGAGAGTGCTAGGAGGTGCTTATGGCTCAAAAGAGAATGTTTGATAAGACTATTACCAATGCTGATGACTTCTTAGAGATGCCTACTTCTAGTCAAGTATTGTACTTTCACTTATCTATGAATGCTGATGATGATGGATTTGTAAACAACTGGAAATCAATAATGAGAATGGTAGGAGCTAAAGATGATGATTTAAAAGTTTTAGTAGCAAAACAATACATAATTCCATTTGATAGTGGAGTAATAGTAATTAAGCATTGGAGAATAAATAACTATCTAAGAACTGATAGATATGTTGAAACAAAGTACAAAGAAGAAAAGAAGAAATTGAGTCTTGATAATAGTCTGGTATACCAACTGTATACCAATGGTATACCCAGTATAGAAGAGAATAGTATAGATAAGAATAGTATAGATAAATATATATATGGAGAATTTAAAAATGTAAAACTTACAAAAGAAGAATATGAAAAATTGAAAAAAGCTAATTTACTTCCATATATAGAAAAATTATCAAGTTATATAGCAAGTACAGGCAAGAAGTATAAATCACATTATGCAACTATCCTTAATTGGAGTAGAAAAGAAAAAGTAAATACTCCAGAATGGATGGATAAAGATATTAATTCAAGTATTAGTGATACTGAAAAAGAAGAAATGAGTAACATTTTGAAAGAGTTAGGAGAATAATATGGATTTTGGAGATATAAAGATAGATTTGAGAAGTTGCAATAGGTGGATTAAAAAGAGATTCCCAAATAAAGACATTATTACATTAGAAGAGTTTGTAGGAGATTATGAAGATTTAATAGATGAAGTTGACAACTTAGAAGAAGAACTAAGAGATGTAAAAAGAGATTTAGAAGAGAATTATAGAGCATTACCACCAGATCCAGATCCATATGAGAGATGGTAGCATGAAAGATAGATTAACAATACCAAAAATGGAAAGACTACAAGATGAGCTAAACTTACATACTTATACATGTAACTGTGGACATAGAGTATTAATATTACCACAAAAAGACAAAGTACTATGCAACTGGTGTAAACATTATGTATTTAAAAGCAAAAGGGATGAGTTCAAATATAGAATGAATGAAAAAATAAGGAGATGCAATAATGAAAGAGAAAATATATGAGCATTTAAAAACTAGAAAGAAATACAATACATTAGAACTAAAATATGATGTTAAATGTGAAGAATTAGAAAGAAAGATACTAGAGTTAAATACAGAACATAGAGTAAGAGTAAAACAACAAGATTTATTCAATGAAAGAATACAAGAACTACTTGAGATTAATTTAAAACTAAAAGAAGAAAATACAAAACTAAAGAAAGAATTAAAGGAGTTTAAAAAGAAATGAAAGATGAGATTTGGAAAGATATAAAAGGTTATGAAGGGTTATATCAAATATCTAATTTAGGAAATGTAAAAAGACTAAAACATAAAAGATATGATAGAAATCAAATATTAAAAGAAAAAAGCATAAAAATTATTTTCCCTCAAAATGAAAGTTATCCATATTTTTCATTATGTAAAAATGGAGTTGCAAAAAGCCATCATTTACATAGAGTTTTAGCTACAGCATTTATAGATAATCCTAATAACTTTCCATGCATAAATCATATTGATGGTAATAAACAAAATAATTGTTTAAATAATTTAGAATGGTGTAGTTATTCACATAACAATAAAGAAGCTTGTAGATTAAAACTTAATTGTGGAACAGCTAAAACAACTCTACAATTTGACAAGCAAGGAAATTTAATAAAAGAGTGGTTTAGTACTAGACAAGCAGAAAAAGAATTAAATATAGCTAATGGAAAAATAAGTGCATGTTGCATTGGTAAAAGGAATAGTGCTGGAGGTTATATTTGGAAATATAAGGAGATTAATTATGAGAGCTAAAGATAGAGTATATAACTATATATTGCATCATGGTTCAATAACAACTAAAGAAGCATTTGAAGAATTAGGGATAACTCGTTTGAGTGAATACATTAGAAGATTAAGACTTAATTATGAGATAGATGATGAGATAGAAACTGGAATAAATAGATATGGAGAAAAAGTACATTGGAAGAAATACTTTATCAAAGGAGATAGAAAATGAAATATGAGGATCTAGAAAAAGTTAATAGTGAAATGTTATCTACAAATATCAAAGGAAAAGATTATGTAGAAGTTAATCAAAGAATAAAAGCATTTAGAAAACTATATCCAGAAGGAACAATAGAAACTGAGATGTTAAGTAATGAGAATGGAGTATGTGTATTTAAAGCAAGAGTAATGGCTCTAGGATGTACATTAGGAACAGGACATGCATATGAAAAAGAAGATAGTTCATTTATAAACAAAACAAGTTATATAGAGAATTGTGAAACAAGTGCAGTAGGAAGAGCATTAGGAATGTTAGGATTAGGAGTTGATACATCAGTAGCAAGTGCAGAAGAAGTACAAAATGCAATTAATAATCAAGAGCCTACATTACAAGATGCTGAAAACTGGACATTCCCATATGGAAAGCATAAAGGATTAACATTTAGAGAAGTAATAGAAAGAAATAGTCAATATGTTAAATGGTATCTAAACAATAAAGCTAGTGAATATGACATTAAATGTTATGAATTACTAACTGGAGAAAAAATACCTAGTGAAGAGGAATCAATGGAAAGAATAGCATTAATGAGCAAATTAAATGACTTAGTAATAGATACTGAATGCATATATGAAGATTTATTAAAACATTACAATGTCAATTCAAATACTGAAATGACTACAAAACAATTAAAAGAAGCAGTAGAAACTTTAGAAAAGAGGAAGAATAATGAATAAGGATGTAAAAGAAATAACAAAAGATATAAAAGTATTAAATCAACACATAGGAAGAAACTTCGCTATCTACAATGGAGATAGTTGTGAAGTTTTAAAAGGATTACCAGATAACAGTATTGATTATTCAATTTTTAGCCCTCCATTTGTTGATTTATATACCTATAGTGATAGTAATAGAGATTTAGGAAATTGTAGAAATAAAGGAGAGTTTTATCATCATTTTGATTATATTATTCAACAATTACATAGAGTATTAAAAGATGGGAGATTAGTAAGTGTACATTGCATGGATTTACCAACTTCAAAGATGAAAGATGGATTTATAGGATTAACTGACTTCCCTGGAGAAATAATTAGAATGTTTGAAAAAGTAGGATTCATATATCATTCAAGAGTTACTATCTGGAAAGATCCAGTAGTAGCAATGCAAAGAACTAAAGCTCTAGGATTATTACATAAACAAATAAAAAAAGATAGTGCAATGTGTAGACAAGGAATAGCTGATTATATTCTAACTTTTAGAAAAGCTGGAGAAAATGAAGAAAGAATAACTAATACTGATTCAACATTCCCAGTTGATTTATGGCAAGAATATGCAAGTCCAGTATGGATGGATATTAATCAGTCTAATACATTACAAAAAACAAGTGCTAGAGAGCAAAGAGATGAAAAACATATATGTCCATTACAATTAGATGTAATAGAGAGATGTGTTAAGTTATGGAGCAATAAAGGAGATGTAGTATTAAGTCCTTTTGCTGGTATAGGAAGTGAACTATATCAAAGCTTAAAAATGGATAGAAAAGCAATAGGATGTGAATTAAAAACAAGCTACTATAATCAAGCAGTAATAAATTGTAAAAATGCTGATGATTTCAAACAAGAATCATTATTCCAAGATGAAATATATGAGGTGTCATAATGTATAAGTACAATGTAAGTAAAGAAAAATTAAATTATTCTAAAGATTATTCTAAGTTTTTAATAGAAAAAGAAGAAAAAAGAGTTGATAGTGGATTTGATGTTAAAGATAGTGAATTAAATCCTAATCTATTTGACTGGCAAAGAGCAATTGTTAAGTGGTGTCTAAAAAAAGGAAAATGTGCTTTATTTGAGGATACTGGAATGGGAAAAACTATACAACAATTAGCATGGGCAGATGCAGTAGTAAAACATACTAAAGGGAAAGTATTAATATTAGCTCCACTTGCTGTAAGTAAACAAACTGCAAAAGAAGGAGATAAGTTTGGAATAAAAGTAAATATTATAGAAAAAGAAGAAGATATAAAAGATGGAATAAATATAACTAACTATGAAAAATTACATAAGTTTGATGTTAGTCAATTTGTAGGAGTATGTTTAGATGAATCATCAATATTAAAATCATATTCTGGAAAAACAACAATGGAGTTAATAGATTTATTTAGATATACTCCATATAAATTAAGTTGTAGTGCTACTCCATCTCCAAATGATTATACTGAATTAGGAAATCAAGCTGAGTTTTTAAATGTAATGACAATGAATGAGATGTTAGCAATGTATTTTATTAATGATGCATCTCATGGCAATGGATGGAGATTAAAAGGACATAGTGAGTTTGAGTTTTATAAATGGATAACTGAATGGGCTATATTAATAAATAATCCTTCTAATTTAGGTTATGATGGATCAATGTATAATTTACCAAAACTAAATATAAATAAAATCATATTAAAAAGTGAAACATGGGAAACTGATACATTATTTGCAATTCCAGCAGAAACTTTAGGAGAAAGAAGAGAAGCTAGAAAATCAAGTATTCCAGAAAAAATAGAAAAAATAAAAGAATTAGTAAAAGATATGAATAATTGTTTAATATGGTGCGATTACAATTATGAAAGTCAAGAATTAAAGAAAGCAATTCCAGAAGGTTATGAAATTAAAGGAAGTGATAATCCAGAATATAAAGAAAAAGGAATGACTGGATTTAGTGAAGGAGATGTAAAAATCTTAATAAGTAAACCTTCAATATGTGGATTTGGAATGAACTGGCAGAATTGCAATAATATGATATTCTGTGGGCTTAGTGATAGTTATGAGCAATTTTATCAAGCAATAAGAAGATGCTGGAGATTTGGACAGACTAAAGAAGTAAATGTATATGTGATTATAAGTGATAAAGAAACTAACATGTTAGAGAATATCAAAAAGAAAGAATTACAACATCAAAAAATGAGCAAAAATATGATAGATATTATGAGTGCTATGACAGTAGCAGAATTAAATAATAAAACAGTAAAAGATAAAAGATATCTACCAACTATTGAAATGCAATTACCAAGTTTTATATAAGGAGATAAAAATGAATAGAGTATTATTAACTGGAAGATTAACAAAAGATCCAGTATTAGAAGCAACAAAAAATGGAACTTCTATTTGTCAATTTACTATAGCAACAAATAGACCAGTAATAAGAGATGGAAAAAGAGAAACTGATTTTATAACTTGTATCATCTGGAATAAACAAGCTGAAAACTTAGTAAAGTATCAAAGAAAAGGTAATCTATTAGGTATTCAAGGAGAATTAAGAGTAGATACATATGAAAGTGATGGAAAGAGAAAATACAAAAGTTATGTACTAATTGAAGAAGTAGAATATCTGGAATCAAAAAAAGATATGACAAAAGATGAAGAAGTTGATTTCAATAAAGTAAGTGCAAAGACAAATAGAGAAGAACAAATTAAAATAACTGATGATGATTTACCATTCTAAAAAAGGAGAATATTATGAAGGAAGAAAATAGATGGTGTTATAGTTGCAATGAAATTAAGCCATTAATCCCAGAATATTGGGCATGGGCTAATAAAGAACATACTAGATTTAGAACTAAATGCAGAAAATGTACGAATTATGATTCAATGATAAGCCATAGAATACATAGAAAGGAAAAGAAAAATGGATAAGATAAATGAGCAAATGTACAAATCTAACATTTACTTAGTAGATAAAAACAGATGGCTTGAAGAAGATAAGAAAAGACTAATCAAAAGAATACAAACAGCAATTGAAATGTTAGAAGAGAATAAAACAAAAGATAATGAAGAATTATGTAATACCATAATCAAAGTACTCAAAGGAAGGTATATGAAACATGTATGATCTATTTAATGAATTACAATTAAAAATCAAAGAGTTAAATATATCAATAAAGAAACTAAGAGAAACTGGAACAGAATATGCTCAAGCTGAGAAAGACTATAAAATCACATTAAGACAAGAAGCATTAAAACTAAGAGCAGAAAAAGGAATGCCAGTAACATTAATCCAGCAAGTAGTATATGGAATTCCAGAAGTTGCTGAAAAGAGATTTCAAAGGGATGTAAAAGAAGCAATATATCAAGCTAATCAAGAAGCAATACAAAGTACTAAGTTGCAAATAAGAATAATAGAATCACAAATTTCGAGAGAATGGAATAATACCAAATGATATGTGGTAAATGTAATAAATACACAGAAGAATTATTTACAATAGACAAAAAGAATAAAGAATACTTAGTATGTAGGAGTTGCTTAGAAAAAGAGATATACAAAGAAAGAAAGAAAACTATGAAGAAATACAAAAGAGGGAATTATAATTATCAAAACTTTACTATGGGAATATATGGGAAAATAATCAAAAAAAAGCATTGTAGAGCATATTGTGATTTACATAAGTGTTATCTAGGAGGATTAGATATAAAAGAAAGAGAATGCCAAAAGAAAGAATGTAAACATTTAAAGCAAATACAAGAAGGGAGATAGACAATGAACAAAGAATATTTACCATTTTATAACAGTTTGAATGATAGAGATAAAGAGTTCTGGATGAATTGCAGTAAAGAAGAATTAATAGACCATTTAATAGGTTGTATAAGAAATGGAGAAGAATTATTATCGAGAATAGAAAGAGCTACTGAATATGTAGAAAAAATGAGTTATGCACCAGTAGTAGATAACCCTAAAAAAGATTTAGTAAAGATATTGAAAAGAGTTGATAAAGAGTGAATAAGGGAGATATAGTGCTAAACAAATTTGGTGGTTTAAGAGAAAATCGAATACTATGTTATATAGGTAATGGCAATTTTATTTATTATTTCAAAGATGGCTTTCATAAAGGCAAGTGGAATATAAAAGATAAATACAGCGATGGAACAGATAATTTAGAAGTTATAGGTCATAGTGACTTTTTAGAAGTATTAAAAAAAGATTTAAAGAAATATCAAGATACACAAAAGGAATATAAAACATTTTTAGGAAG